GCGGAGTTTGCCCGCTTTAAAGTCCGCAAGAATTGCGGCCCTTTCAGCCTTGAGCGTGTCGCCAGTTACGCACGCCGCAGCAATACCGTACTCTTGCAACACTTCGGCCACGTGCTGAGCGTGAGAAACGCCAGTGCAGAAAAACAGCCATGCTTTGCGATCTTTTGCCCTGGCAATCACCTCACGCACCACGGCATGATTTTGGTCGTCGGTATCCACGGCGCGTTGAAGATCGGCCTCGATATACTCACCGCCGCGCTTCTTGACCTTTGACACATCAAGCCTTGCGCCTGTCACTTTGCTTCGCAGCTTTGACAGGTAGCCACGAAAAACAAGTTCCTCGATGCTAACCGGCTCGATAAGATCGGCAAAGATTGCCGGTGCGTCGGTGATTAGCCCATGCCCGAGGCGGTAAGGCGTGGCGGTAAGCCCTACCACACGCAACGCCGGGTTGATAGCTTGCAGTTCGGCTAGAAAGGTGCGATATCCGCCCTCGTCCTTATGACTGACTAGGTGGCATTCATCAATCAGCACTAAGTCTATATGCCCGACTTCCTGCGCTTTGGTGCGTATTGATTGGATACCTGCAAACGTGATCGGCTCGCCCAAGTCTTTTCGCCCAATGCTGGCCGAGTAAATGCCCATTGGCGCACCCGGCCAGTGCTGGCGCATCTTCTCAGCGTTTTGTTCTAAAAGTTCTTTTTGATGGCAAAGCATCAATGCTTTTGTTTCAGGCCAATTTTGCAGGGCATCCTTGCACAGTGCCGCGACAATGTGGCTCTTGCCTGAGCCAGTCGGAAGCACTAAGCAAGGATTGCCTTCGTTGCCTGCGGCGAACCATGCGTAGAGTTGATCGATGGCGCGTTGCTGGTAGTCACGGAGCATTACCCATGACCCCCATTTTCAAAAACTTCTTGTTCTGCCAAAGAGCACAAAAAATCACACTCTGGAGCAAGAGGTTCAGTGATTGGATGGTCAGCTGGTATCTCATCAATGAATATTCGCACATCGTTGATGCGGCTTAATCGGGCATTGAGACTGCGCGACAGATCGGCCATGCGGTGAAACTGGATTGGAAACTCTTTCCTGACTAGCGCCCAATACGCGGGACTGGTGGCTTTCACACACGGTATGCAGTTGGCGTTTTGAAAGCCCATCGCATAGACGCGAGGCGGGGCAATACCGGCGTTCTCAATCATTGCTAGGCACGCGGATTTAGTGATGCCTCGGTCGATCAATGGCGTGATGATGCGAAGCTCAGGCCAGTGCTCGCGCAGTGCGTTGGCGCGTTGCACGTCGTTCGCGTCGGCTGTGTAGCCAAACACATGAACGTCGTCCGGCTGCTGAAAAAGCAAACGCGGCGCAACTTTCAGTTCTCCGGTGCATGGCGCACCCTTATGCCCGCTCAAGAATCGCCGCTTCTCCCACACGTCCCAGGTGTCGGCCCACTTCTCATTTTTCAGTGGCGTGACGAGTTTGCCGAACCATTGTTCGCAGTCACGCATGAATCGCAGATTGTCCTCATCCTCTGCGCCGGTGTCGCAGTAGGCTATCACGTCCGGAGAGGTAAGCTTTGTAGCGACCGCGCTGGCGGCACCGCAGGAAAACCACGAAATTTTTCTCATCACCCAATCACCCTCCCCCCAATCTCGCGCATTTCCTGCACAAACCTGTCAGGATTCGCGCACATTGATGGATTTGCAATAATTTCCTTGCTAGTAAATGTCGTTTCGTTTGGCTCACCGTTTGCCACATCCTTGCCGTCAATTACATAAACGGCAGTCATAGCATCAGGGCCTTCTTTGATCTGCCACGGCACTAGGTCAGGGTGCAGGACATGGCCCTCGCAGCCAGTGCGCTGATACTCCACGGGCACCGCGGCATCGCCATGTCTGGCGCAAGTGAATTCGCTGTCAGGCTTGGCGGTAGAGTGCGCGCAGGTGCGACAATTCACTTCTTTGATGGTTTTAGTTTTATGGCAAAACTCATGGGCCGGACAAACCTTACATTGATACCAACTCGAGTCAGTGCTTAACGGCTCGGGCATGCGGTCAGACAAAGCGATGCGCTGGCCTCTTGCGACTAACAAATTGGCGTCTGTAGCGTCAAACTTGATTTGCTCAGTCCAGATGCGGTCGTCGTCCTTGCAGATTGCGACGTATAAGGCGCGGTCGATCTGAGTGCCAAGCATATAAACCTGCATTTGGGCGTAGTGTTGAGGATGAGAGTTTTTCACACCTTCTTCTTCAAGTCTTTTGAAAGATTTTAGGTTGTGAGTCTTAAACTCCACAACGTAACGCTTACCATCCCCAAAAGGAACGCCACATTCTGCGATTCCATCAACTGAGCCGGACACATGACAGCCAAAATCAACGCGGCTTTGAGATTTTCCAGTGCGTTGAATGTCGATGCCAATAGCTCGCAGGTCGCTAATTAGCGTTTGCTCTTCAAGTTGGCCCCGACGGAACAAACGCAGGATGCGCCCCGGAAACTTTTCCTGCACCGCCCAGCGAAACGACAGCCAGAGCCAACGGTCGCAAGGATGCCCCAACAATGACGCGCCAAGATGAGGGCGCGGTGGCTCTTGTCGATCTTCATGGGCCTTGTCAATTAACTCTGCAATAGTGTATTGTGACAAAGTAATCTCCTGTCTGTTGATAACTGAGTGGCTTTGCCCCGACCGTTTGGCCGGGGCATTTTTTTGCCTAGTTACTTTTTGACAGCCCAAGGAGGCGCAGCACCTTCGGCTTTCGGTGCAGCAGTGGCAGGCTTTGAAAACGATGGCACCGCGCTAGATGGCATGGCATCGCCGGATGCCCTAAAGCCCTTTACGTCATTGCTGGCCTCGTAAGTCTTGCCAGTCGCTGCATCAGTTCGGGCTTCTCGAATGTCCAACTTAATCGATAAGCTGCCGCCGATCAGTTGATCGGTATCGGACAGCTTCGCCAGACCAAGCGCACGCATAAGCTCGCCAAGTTGTGCGCGGCCAATGCTCTCCGCCTTCTCAGATTTGTTCTTGATGTTCAAATTGCCAAACACCACGCGCCCTTGATGTGTCGGGCCGGTAATGTCATAGCGAATGGAAATCTTCTGGCCGGTGCCGTCTTTGGTCGGTTCGAGACTGGCCTTGTTGATGGTGGCTTGATACCAGCCAGCGGGCAGAGGCTTAAATTCACCATCGCCAGTAGATTCAGGCAGGTCATCGAGGCTGATTGCGTGTTCAAGAAATGCCATGTTATTTCTCCAATGTGATTGAAAACGAGGGACGTGAAGCTGAAACGGTAATTGCATCGGCCAATAACACCGTGATATCTGGCGCGGTGGCCTTCCACGCCGTGAGATTGATTTCAGGCTTCCATCGAAACAGGCTCGACAGATGCTCGGTCAGGCCATGCTCGGCGGCAAGTTCCTGCACCTTGTCTGCATCGACCTTGCGAGTCAGACGCCCGGTGATTTTGATCTGGTGCCCGGTGATTGTCTTGGCGTTAAAGGTGCCTTCCATCTGCTCGCCAATGGCAAAGGCTTTGACTAGCTCATCCTCAATTGCGCGACGAGCTTCGACGGCCATGCGTTCGGCTTCTTTGGCTTGCAACCAAGCCTCAGACAGCTTGAAAAGATCGGCTTCGCTTGGACTCATTTATTGTTCCTTTCTGCCATCATTGCATCGGCCATCATGTAGGCTTGCACCGCGACGATTTCTTCCCATTCCATACCGGCATTTACCGCTTCACGGTCGGTTGTGTTGGCAAGGAAGTGTTTCATGGCTAAAGCCGCAAACGCATCGCGCAGGGATTCAGGGGCGTTCATTCTGTTTCTCCTGTGGCTTTGGTAATTGCAGCTTGTGCTATATCTGACAAATACTTAAATTCAGCCGAATCTCCGTCCGGATCTTCGATGTCTTCGTCTTCCAGTCCGCTAAAATCGCGAGGAAATGCCGGGTGATCTTGCAATCGCTGGTTGATCTCTTGCAAAGCTGCCAATAGATCAGGAGCGGCGGCAATAAGGCGGGCGTCATTTGCATTGTTTGGATTTCGGCCTCCATAAGTGCAATTTGCAATTACTTTTTTTGTTTTGGTTTCGATTATTTGAAAATCATTGTGCTCCCACGGCCCCGGCGTGTGCTTGCTCATTTCTGACTCCCAATTTTCGCAATGACGTCTCCCAAATTTGGGGCTTCCCAAGACGCCAGTTTTCCAGAGCGATCTTTAGCGTTCCATGCTCCGTCCCCGTCACACATCAAAGCGCGCTGGCTTTGGCCTTCGGCGTCCTTCTCAACCCGCAGGGCGAGCACTTCGTCAAAGAAATACGGCAAGCTCTGTGACAGAGTTTTGCCTGGCATGCTCGGGCCGTACATCACCTTGCCCATTTCGTCCTGAAGCTTTTCAAGCTTGGCCGACATATAAACATGCAGGCCGGGGAGGTCGCGGAAGGAACGAATAAGCTCTGTCATGGTGGAATTCATCTCACCATATGCCGCCCGCCCGTCCTTGGTGGCTTTCTTTTCGGCATTCAGCACCACCTCAGCCACTTCGCTGATGCTATCCAGCGCCACAGATTGAAAGGCCTTCGCCTCGGAGCTATCACGCAGCCATACATAAGCCTCGCGAAGGTCATCCATGCTGCCGATCTCAATATATGGCACATCGGCATCAGCGATGGACAACAGACCGCCTTCGGCAGACAACACTACCGGGGTCGGCAGCGTTTTAATGAGTGAAGTTTTCCCCGCGCCTGCCTGCCCATAGACGAGCAGCTTTACACCATCGGCAGTCACTAGCTGACTGCTGCGTTTTAGATTGATTGCCATTATTAAGACTCCAAGTCTGGTTTGTAAGTAAAAGTCGTTCCGGCTTTTTCATTGGCAATTTTTACCAAGTCTCCGGTCACGTCTTTGTAGTCGAAATAAGCGTCTTCTCCGCCGTCATCACACAATCGAACAGAATCACCAGACCATCTATAAAAAAATGCGACGCAAAGAAGAAAATGAATCGGATGGTCTTGGCACAAAAAGTTCCGCATTTTTGGCCCAGACAGTCCGTTTCCATCGTCAATGTTTGGAAAAATTATTTCTTGCCTTGCATCGTTTGCGTATGCGTAATAAGTGCCCACTTTGTAATCTCCTATCTGTCTGCACCGTCGGCCATTCCGTTCGTGCAGTGGTTGAACTATAGCAAGGCATCCGCTAGAATGCAACAACGAAATGCAATTTTTTTAACAAAAGAGGAAAAAACATGACGCTTGAAGATATCCGCGCAGCTCTGCGGGATAGAAAAATTTCGGTGGTGGCACGGGCTACGGCCATCCACCCCAATACGATCCGCAGCATTATCAACGACCCAGAAGCAAACCCGACGCACCGTGTAATCAAGGCCCTGTCTGACTACCTGAGCGCCGGGGTGCGTAATGGCTGATCTCACAAAGATATTGGGCGGGCCTTGGACGCCGCCACCTGAGCCAACATACGCACCGCCAGAGGTACAGTTCCGCGAGGCGATGTTAAAGGCGGGCGTGTCGCCCCCAGATGAGATCATCCTTGACGGGCAATTGCGCCGGTTTCGCACTGACCCGAAAAAGCACGACCGCTCAGGCTGGTACGTGGGTCATGCTGATGGCATCTGCACCATGATCTGGGGCGACTGGCGGCAAGGCATAGAACAAACCATAAAAGCGACCATAAATCGACCATATACCGTGGCCGATGAGATGGCCCATGTTGCTCGCGTGGCAGCAGCTAAAGCCGCAAGGGACCTAGAGCGCAAGAAACAAAACGAAGCCGCCGCCAGCACCGTGGAAATAATCTGGTCTGAAGGCGCAGCCGCCAGCCCTGAGCATCCGTACTTAAAGCGCAAGGGTATCCAGCCCCATGGCGCAAAGATTACCGGCGATGGTCGCCTTATGGTGCCGCTCTTCGACTCAGATGGTGCGCTCGCCAGCCTGCAATACATCGACGCCGAGGGCGGAAAGCTTTATCACCCAGGCGGCAGC